AAATCTAACCCCCGCGACACGCCGAGCCAGACACACATTTTGACCCTTAACCCCCTTAACCCTGCATCCACTCACTCCTCCCGATCACCAAAAAGCCCCGAGTTCACGAGAACTCGGGGCATCCGCTCCTGCGACTGGATTCGAACCAGTAACCGTCCGGTTATCGGCCTACTCCCAATGTTACCTATTTGTTTCCATCATGCCCTAGCTGGGACAACACCGACGCCCTTCCTTCCATCGCCTAGATTACGGCATCTTTCCGGTGGACACGCTCGCACCGTCGCGAGACAGTGAACCCTCCACCAACACTTACCCCACAAAGGTCGCAACAGGGGGCCTGCTCATTCCCCCTTCCGCGAGCGCGGGGTGCTGCGAGAGAATCAGGATGCCACATGACACACTTCTTGGACTGGGACACGGCCGTCGCAGACTGGACGACCGCCATGCAAGCTGCTGGCCGATCGACGAGGACTATCCGGCTCTACATCTGCCATCTACAGAAGGTCATCCGCGAATGCCCCGATGGCCCCGCCTCCGTGACCTCGACTGACCTGCGGTATGTGCTCTCCGCTGGGTCGTGGAAGCCTGAGACGCGCAAGAGCGTGCGCGGGTCTATCGCGGCCTTTTTCCGCTGGGCTCACGGATCAGGCTTCATCCCTGCCGATCCCGCTCAGGGGCTGGCAGCCGTGCGCGTGCCCGCCGGGGTTGCCCGGCCCGTCCCTGACGATGTGCTCCATGACGCGCTCGCTCGGGCTGATGAGCGCGACCGCACGATGATTTTGCTCGGCGCGTACGCGGGCCTGCGCTGCATGGAGATCGCGCGCGTCCACTCGCGCGACTGGGACGGGTCCGGCCTCTACGTCACCGGAAAAGGTGGCAAAACTCGCTACGTTCCAATCGTTCGCATGGACCTACGCCGCGCCCTGACCTCCTGCGACGGCTACCTATTCCCCGGACAAGACGGCGGACACCTCTCTGCTGGCTACGTCTCAAAAAGGCTCGCGCGCGCACTCCCCGCCGGCTGGACCGGCCACACCCTCCGGCACCGCTGCGGCACCGCTATGTACGCCGGCACGCGAGACCTACTCGCCGTGGGCGCAGTACTCGGACACGCTCGCCCCGAGACGACGCGCCGGTATGTGCGTCTGCCGGACGACGCCCTCATTAGCGCCGTGCGAGCTGCCGCCTAGCTACTCACTGTTTTGTAGATCACATTCATTCCAGGTTGCACTATACGTCGTACACAATGTATAGTTAAGTCATCGGGAGGGAAAGCCCCCCGACCCCCAACGAAGGAGAGAAGTCATGAGCCACTACGAATGGCACGAGCCCTACACCTACTGCGGCGACGGATATGAGTCCGGTCCCCTCCTGGAGGCCGACGTTGCAGCCGGCGTACGCGCGCACCTGTACGCCAAATACCAGGACGGCGTACAGGTGACGCTGACGGTCAGCGGCGAAGGCGTGCGCGGCGTGATGGGTAACCACGCGTCCACGGACAGGTCGCAAGACTGGCCCGAGGTCGAGCGGTACATTCCCCGCGAAGAATGGCCGGAGGAAATCTACGCCGGGCTGCGTGGCCCGGTTGAGCGGACTCCCGATCCGGCGGTCGCCGCCGCGATCGCCGAGTTCGCCGCCGAGTACGAGGATGCCCTCGACGAGGCCGAGCAGGCCGACTGACCCCACGGGCGGCCCGAGGCGACACAAGCACCCCCGGGCCGCCCACCCAAGAAATGCCCTCGTTTCATGAAAGGAGAGGACATGACTAAAGCACCCTTGACCCCCGCCGGCTTGCGCTGCCGACGGAAGGCTCTCGGTCTCTCGCGGGCTGAGCTCGGCAACCTTCTCGGCGTCAACGCTGGCGTCGTCCGGTCCTGGGAGATCGGTAAGAGCGAGCCCCGGGACCCAATGAGCGTCCACATGCTGCTCGGCGAGCTCGAGGTCGCGGCGCTCGACTGCGTCGATGAGCTTACCGTGAGCGCCGACGACGAGAGTGAGGCTGTGCGCAGCCTCCCCACCGCGCTCTTCGCGTACGCGAGGCGAGAGGATTACGATCGGCACTCCGGCTGGGCGCAGGCGCTGCCGCTGTCGGCGTATCAGGCGTGCGTGGGGCACGCATACCAGCTCCTGGCTGACGACGGGATCCCCGTCGAGATCGTCAGCCCCTACGACTGAGGAGGTTTCCATGCCTGTCGAGTACCTGGGCGCTCAGGCTTTCGCCGCGCGTGTGGGCCTGAGCGTCAACACGATCAGGTCCTACCTCGCCAAGGGCCTGCTGCCTGAGCCAGACGCGGCGATCGTCACCGCGAGCGGCGAGCTGCGCGGCTGGCTGCCCGAGACGATCGACCAGTGGGCGCGGAGCCGCCCGGGGCAGGGCGCCCGCACCGACCTCACCAAGTAACCAGTATCACATTCTCTCCCGCTTGCACCTTACGCCGCCGACGGTGTATAGTGGAGGCATCGGGAGGGAACAAGCCCCCCGAACCTCAAAAGGAGACAGAAACATGGACATGCACGCCGCCACCCAAGCGTTCAACGCAGCCGCCACCAAGGCATGGACCACCTGCGACATCGTCGATATCCCCGGCTGCCCCGGCTGGGCGTTCGTCGGCCCGGCACGCCCCACAGAGGGGTTCTTCGTGGCTATCGCCTACAACGGGCGCGAAATCGCCCGCGTTGACGGCGAAGGCCTCGACCCGATGACGGTTCACTTCTACCCGACCCCGCGTGAGGTTGTCGAGCTCGACGACTTCAAGTGGGTCGTCAGGATGATTCGGCAGGGCTTCCTTCTCGCCCTCGACTCCGAGTTCAACTACTGGCTCGCGAACTGCGACGGCTCTAGCTACCACTGGGACTTCGACCCCGGAATCGGAGTGGTATCTCCCGCCGAGGCCTGACAAACAAGGAAGGCCCCCACCACCCGGGCTCGGGTAGTGGGGGCCTTCACCGCACAAGGAGACACGCTATGAAGCAATTCGTCGACGACACGATGAGCGCCGACGAAGCCCGCGAGCGCGGCTACCTGCCCACCGTCGAGGTGCCCGCCCTCATCGGCATCAAGCGCGATCCACGAGAGCTCGGCAAGACAATGCGCCGCGAGGGCCTACGCCCCATCCGCGTCGGACACGCCTACTGGTGGAGCATCGCCGCCGTCGAGGAATGGGCAGCGCAGCGCCGCTGGATACGCCCCCAAGGATCAACCGCCGACCCGTGCTCGGCCCCCGGCTGCGACCGCGACGCGATCTCCCACGGCCTGTGCCTGCGCCACTACAAGGCAGCGCGCAGCAAGCACGCGGGCGAGCCTGCGCCGCGCATCGGCCAGCCAGTCGGCGCAGGCGTATACGGACGCGTCGACGAGGATGCCGAGGGTCGGCTCATCTGCCATGAGTGCGGCGGAGCCTACCTCAGCCTCGCCGCGCACGTATTCCTGGCACACGGCATGACCGCCGCCGAATACCGCGAGACCTACGAGCTTCCACGCACGACGAAGCTCGCCGCCGCCAGAGTGCGTGAGCTCATCGGGCGCAGCTCTGCCCGCCCTGAGAATCTGGCGCGGCTTGCTAGGGCGCGCGACCCCCAAGCCGCGGCTGATGCCCGCACCTCCGACACATTCCGCGCCGTCAGCCGCACACACCGGGCGCGAGGTGCCGACGGATGAGCAAAGCGCCCCCACCGGCCCGTTTCCGGGTGGTGGGGGCGCGGGGGTGGGTTACTTGTCGGCGCGGGCTTCTAGCGCCTCGATCCGCTCATAGATTGAGCGGTGGGTGTCGTGGGCGTGCGCGTCGATCAGGTGCGTCGCCGCTTCGCGGGCGGTGCGCTCGTCGTGAATCTCAGCGGCCATCCTGCCGCCGCGTTCATCGATGCGGTCGATGCGTGCTTTCATGTCCGACAGGCTTTCACCGTGGCTGTCGAGCGTGGCGGCGACCTTATCGACTGTGGCGGACAGGCCCTCGAAGCGGTCAGGGAGGACGGCAAGCGCGCCGACCGTCTCACTGACTGCCTTCACGCTGTCACGGACGGCGTCGAGGTCGTCGCGTATGTTCGTCGCGTGATCATTGCTGACCTGAGCGTCGGCGGACTGGGCGGCGACCTTCGCCTCCTCAGCGGCGCGGGTCGCCCGCTGCATGTGCGACTCCATGCTCGCTTTCAGGCGAGCGAAGCCCACGGCGGCGGCACCGCCCAGGCCGGCGATCAGGACAGCCACCAGGCCGTTAAGGGCCTCGACGACCTTCGGGTCCAAGAAGATGCCGGTCACTGGGCACGGTCACCGCCCGCGTCACCACCGGACAGAGGGAGAGCAGCGTTCAGGCGCACGTCGTCAACGCTTTCGCCGCCGGGTGTCAGGGCGCCCGCCCAGTCAATGAGACTCACGCCGTGGATGCGGATCGACGAGAGCACCTGGAAAACACTCCACGCAACGCCGAGGAAAAGCGACGCCTGCGCAATGAGCAGCCGCCACGTCGCCGGATAGGTGCCGGACACCCAGACAGCGAGCGAGATGACGACCGCGACGACGGCCAGCAGCACCTTACGGCGCGCCGGCGTCCAGTACGGGCGATCAAGCGCCGCCTGGACCATCGGCCAGATAAGGCCGACGACGACCGTCGTCATGAACGGGTCCTTGTGGAGCCCGAGCAGAAGATCATTCATCGTCATTCCCCCTTCTCCGCGCCCGCGAGCGCGGCGTTGATCGCCTCATTGGTGATGGGGCCGTAGATTTCGTCGTCGTCCACGCCGACGGCGCGCTGCATAGCGCCGACGACGCGGTCGTGCGCCTCGTCGGATGCGTCACCCCAGATGCCGTCCACCTCCGTGCCGACCACGGACTGGACGTACTCGATGCCGAAGGGGAACTGGCGGCCGCCCCAGGAGCTGGCGGCGACGACCGCGTACACGCGCCGCGTGGTGTCGGGGCCGAGGACGTTATCTGTGTCCGCGCCAACCGCGCGCTGGATTCCCGTGATGTCCGTGTAGCCGCTGGATGAGCCAGTGGCTGCGTCGGAGTAGTAGGGGCGGATGACTGCGCATACGGAGTCCCAGTCGCGGGAGCGGCGGTAGACTCCGCCGCCGTTGGACTGGGAGCCTGCAGCTCCCGAGCTGGTGTTGCCCTCGATGGTCTGTACCCACGACCCGTAGTTCGCTTCGACCAGGCCGACGTGGTCGGCCTCGCCGTCCCCGTCCCAGTCGAAGCAGATCAGGTCTCCCGGGGCTGCGTTCGACGGGTCGACGAGCATGCCGGCCGCCCGCGCGGCGTTGATGCCGTAGGGCACGTAGGCGAAGTCGCCGCCGGGGATGACGGACGCGCCGTCGTCGTCGGTGAGGCACCATGAGGCGAACATGGCGCAGAAGGGGACGCCGGACGTGCCGTAGTAGGCCCCGTGCTTATTGGCGTACCAGCGGCCATACAGGGAGCCTTCCTCGGGGTCGTCCCATCGGGTGTAGCCGATCTGACTCGCGGCCCACGCGAGGGCCTTGCTTGCAGTCATGGTCATCGGGAGACCTCCTCGTAGGGGATGTAGATCGGAGCGACAACGTCGGGCGGCGTGTCCGTCGCGGGCGTCATCGACGCCATGAGCTGTTCGATGTTCTGTTCCATTGTTTTCTCCTCTTTGGGTATGGGAAAGCCCCCGGACGGGCTTGTCCGAGGGCGCGAAGAATTGGTGGGGTTAGTAGCCGATCGCTGTCCACGAGTAGGCATGACGGCCCGTGGTCGTGACCCCCGGGAGCATTGCACGGAATCCGTTGCGGTTCATCGAGTCGAGGCAGAATTGCTGGGCGTTCTTGAAGACCCAGCCGCCTACCCCCGTCCCATACAGCGGCGTCAATGTGACAGAGATGCAGTCTGTCGGGAAAGGCGTCTGGAATGTGATGTAGTCGAAGTAAAGATTCCCGAATTGCACTTCGGTCGCGGAGGTCGCGACTTTTCCTGCCTTGATGAGTCCATTCCGCACGCCGACGCTCAGGCTATTGCCGACGGGGATGTCGCCGCGGGTGCCTAGCTCCATCTGCAGATTCGACTCCCCCGACCACCTGCGCCCATCCCACACACGCACAGCATTGAGGTCCGTCCTCCACACGTACACCGGCTGCTGCGGGGACGCCGTGAGGCCCACGCCCGCGAGCGCTGCGACGTACTGGGAGGCCGCGGTCTCGGACGCGCATGCCTTGTAGGAGGGGATGGAGAGCGAGAGGTCGAGGAGGTCTTGTCGGCGGGCCGGGTCGGTGGGGGAAGGCACTTTGTGTCCGCGCTGGTCCTGATAGCTCATTGGGCGCGCCTTTCTGCGGGCTTGGTGGGGAGTGTTTCGGTGTAGTCGATGGTGAGGGCTGCGCTTGCGCCGCCCTTGGTGATGCCGCCGTAGGCCGTGCCGACGAGCGCGAGCCCAGCTCCCGCCGTGAGCGTTTTCGCGAGGGCGGTGACATCGACCTGTGCCTGCGCGGCGTTGACGTTGATCGTCTGTGTAGCACCGGTGGGCTGCGGCCCAGACTCCGCGTATGTGGCAGGCTGGATCACGAGCGCCCATGGCGGGACGTGCGTTGCGGGCTGTACGGTGAGTAGGGCACGGGTGATTGTGATGGTGCCGAGGGCTTCTAGCTGGCGACCGTAGGTGATGAGGCCTCGGAGGCGCTGGCCTGCGGGGCTGGTGCCCTGCCAGGCCCCGCCGTCTCCGTAGCGCGACCACCCGGCGTTTGTCCAGGTGCCCATCCACTGCGGCGTGAGGACCGCGTGCCGGGCGACGGGCTTAGGCTCGGGTGTTTTCGGGACCGCAGGGAGCGGCCCTTCGGGGGACGGCGCAGGCCCCAGCGCGTGGACGGGACGCCCGGTGTCCGGGTCGAGGAGGACGTGCGCGGTTTTCACGCCTTGCCAGTTGACGGCGGTCGCGGGAATCTGCACCCCGGTACCACCGTACAGGGAGACAATGAGCTGGCGACCGCCTTCGACAAGGTCGATGATCCGCGCGATCGCCGTCGTTGACCTGTCCGAGCCGTACCGGGGAGGCAGATCATCCGGGGTCGAGGAGATTAGATCCATGACTCGGACGGTCATAGGGTCACCTCCACGTCGGTTTTCTGCGTCCCCTTATAGGTCAGCGGGACTTCGTAGGCGGTCACGAGACCCCAGAGCGTTTTCGGCTCAGCCGCGTCGACCGGGCGGGTCACGATCTCGATAGGCTGATCGAGCGCGACGCGCGGATCCGGCGCATGCTCCACAGGGACTTTCACCTTCCGCCTGATTGACTCGGCGAGCATCGCCTCAGCGGTCTTGCGGGCCTGCTCCTGCGAGGTGATGAGCGGCGATGAGAAGAATCGCGGGACGACACCGTAGGGGCCGTCGGTACGCATCGGGCCGGTCGTCTGATCCGCGACCGCCTGGAACGTCGGAGCCCCCTCGTCGTGCCCATCCTGACCGCGCGCGACCACCCGGTTATAGACCTTGTCTCTGGACACCTGGGAGGAGACGCCGACGACGGTTCCTCCGAGGCCGTCCGTGAGCCGCAGCTGCGGCGGCGAGACAGGCGGCGAGACAGGCGGTGTCACGTACAAGATCCCGTCGCCGCCCTCACGGAGCGACGCCGGCCACGCCTTCGCGATCTCGTACACCGCGTCGATCCTGGACTCGCCCCAGGTCATCGACGGGCACCAGCGGTCCACGAGGCCGGTGTCGATGACGACGCCCATGTGCCCGCCGACCAGTCTGCGGATTTCGGATGCGAGCGTGCCGTTCGACATGGGGGAGAGCGGCGTCGTGAGGCGGTCCTCTTCGAGGCGGTGCATCAGCGACTTGCCGGTCACCCTCACGGTTGAGGGGCCGGGATCAACCGAGGTGATGAGGAAGCGGCCCAGCTGCACGTCCCACCAGCCGCCGCCGGGAATCACCGACGCTATCGTCAGTGAGACATGCAGCGTCTGCCCGAACGTCGCGAGCGGATGCGACGGGTCCGTCGGATCCCAGTCCCGCCAGTCCTCATCCTCACTCGCCGACCCGACGCGCGGAACCGTGAGGGAGAGCGAGCCCTGCACCTGCTGCGTCGCGTCCCAGGAGACCGAGCCGTCCTCGACGGGCACCTCACCGAGATACTCATCCCCGAGCCACGACTCGACCGTCGCCTGCAGCGTGTAGGCAGACGACAGTAGATCGTCAGGGATGCGCGCGTCCGGGCCTGTCAGGCTCATCGATCCTCCTGCCAGATCGTACGGTCGAAGCCCTCCCACGTGAGGCGGCGCGCGTCGAGCGCCTGCCAGGTGAGGGCGCGACCGTCGAAGTCAGTCCACGTCGAGAGAGCAAGCAGCGTCGAGGCCTGCGGCAGGGACGTGATCGTGCCCTTGATCGTCCACGTGCGCTCCGCAACGTCGATGCGCGCGGCGCGCTCCATCGAGACAGACGTAGGAGCCATGATCGTCACCAAGTCCACGTCACACACACCAGCCCGGCACTGCACGCAGTGCTCCGGGTTGTGGAAAAGAGCGACGGGCGTCGGAGTGCCCAGCAGGAGCTTGAGAGCCGGCGTGTCCCGGCGGTTCGTGCGAGCCGTCAGCGAGACGGTGCCCGCGCCCATCGTCGGCGCATACACCATGACAGGAGTCCTACGGCCCGGCACTTCGTGCTCGGTCAGCCGCATCTTCATCTCGCGCTGATCGGTCCCCTGCCAGAGGAAATTGACCGGCATCTTGCCCGCAGTATCCGTCATCAACGAAAGCCCCCGCCAGCGGCGCACGACCGGCGAGGACTCCACCTCGACGCCACGCGACGTCGTCAGACGGTACCTGATCTCCGTGTTGATCGGCGCGAGCGAATCACCGATCACACGCTGCTCGCCCGTGCCAGTCCACACGCCCGCGCGGGGGGTCCACTTGAAGCCCGTCGCGGCGATCCCCTCGACGTAGCAGGCCGCGCCCGCAGGCGCGAGAGCCGCCGGGATCACCAGCTGCACGCGCGGGGCCTGGCCGTCCTCGACGACCGCGAACGGCACGTGCGTCGTATCCAGCGCGCCATCAACCGCACGCGACGACATCATCTGCTCCTTCCTGCGAGCTGCTTCCTACGAGCGAGAACGCCCGCGCTGATGCCCTCGACGTGCGCACGGAACTGCATGCCGTCATCGAGAATCAGATTCACTTGAGCACCCTCGAGTGAGATGCCAGCGCCCGCGCCGCTGGCCGCGAGCGCGCTTACGTCGGCCCACTGCCGGGCGGTGAGGATCGCTTCGCGCTGGCCGGTTTGATTGACTGCGGCTGTGACTCCCGTGGGGAGCCACCCGCCGCGGTCGTATTTGCGAGCTCCCCCGTAGCGGCCGACGGTTGGCGAGCCCCAGATGCCGGTGTACCTGGCATTGAGGCCGGGCTTTGGCTCCTCGATCATCTGGCCGCCGCCTGCGTAGATCGCGACGTGGTGGGCGGGCGCGCCCCAGAAGAGCAGGTCGCCGGGGGCGGCCTGCGTCCAGGGGATCGGAGTCGCGCCGGACTGGTATCCGGCCGCCGTGAGGCGCGGCCACCCCAGACCGAGCTGCTGCGCAGCCCAATAGACCAGGCCTGAGCAGTCTAGGCCTGGCGGGATGGCTGAGCCGCCCCACACGTATGGGACTTGCATCTGTACGGCTCGCATTGCGGCGCCCACGAGTCCGGCCGATGAGGATTCCTCAGCCTTCTTCTTGAAGAACGATCCGACTCCTGCGAGGAGGGATTCGACGCCGCCTGCGCCGAGCTCGCCGATGACTCCGGGGGCGATGCCCTTCATGAGTCCTCGGACGGGCTCGGTGATGAGCTGCGCGATGGAGCCGAGCGGATCACGGAAAAACTCCGCGACGCCAAGTGCTGCGTCGGCGAACCATCCGGCGATGCCGCCTCCTGCGAAGTGGGCGATGCCTCCTCCGGAGAAGCCAGCTGGGGCCTTGCCGGGGGTGCCGCCTGGGCGGCGCTTCGAGGCGGCGTAGTTCGCCGCGATGATTCGGTTCGGGCCGATCTGGCGCACCAGCTCGGGGACGAGGATAGCTTCACCCGGGGAGAGCATCGCCGGAATCGTGTCGTGCCCGGGGCTGTAGCCGGGGACGATGCCGCCGCCGGCGTATTCGGCGATCCTGGGGACCGTCGGCAGGGTGAGTGAGAGTCCGATCTTCGAGGCTACCGTTTCCACCATGGATTTCAGGCCGTTGGTGTAGACGGTGTCGATGATGAAGTTCACCGGCTTTGCCGCGACCGACTTGACCTTGTTCCACACGGACTCGATGGCTGAGCGCATGCCCTCGAAGGTGGATGAGACGCCGCTCGACATGGACGAGAACACCCCTGTGACGCTGTCGTAGACCCACTGGACGGCTGCGCTCGCCGTGGACTTGATGGACTCCCAGACGCCCGAGACGGTGGAGGATATGCCGTTCCAGATCGAGGAGACGACGCCTGCGACCGTCGTAAACACGGTGGAGACGATGTTCCACACGGTGTTGATGTACCAGGTGACGCCCGCGACGATGAGATTCCACGCGGCCGTCACTCCTGCGGAGATCGATGTCCACACTCCCTCGAGGAATGAGACGATGCCCCCGAACACCTCGGTTGCGATCCCCGCGATCCACTGCCACGTGCTTGCTATCTGCTCGAACACCGGCTTGATGACACTGTCGTAAGCCCAGGTGAAGGCCTGGCAGATCGCATCCCACACGGGCTTAATGACGTTGTCATACGCCCACGTGAAGACCGCGACCCATGCCTGTATGTAGAGCTTGATCGGCGTCAGGACAATGCCGACGATGATCGCGAACGCGGTCTTGAAGACCGTCACAATGCCGTCCCAGACAGCCGCGATTGCGTCCCATGCCGTCTGCATCGGCTGCACGACATAGGTCGAGAAGAAACCCGAGACTCCATCCCAGGTGCCCGTCCACCACGAGGAGATCGACTCCATGGCGGACGACCACGCCGAGCTGATCCAGTCCACGAAGCTGTAGAACGCCTCCGTGATTGCCGCCCACGCCTTGCGGCCTGTCTCCGTCTGCGTGAAGAAATAGACGAGGCCTGCGACGAGCGCGGCGATCGCCGTGACGATCGCGCCGACCGGGTTGAGGTTCATGACGATGTTGAACGCCGCCTGCGCGGCCTTCGCGAGGTTCGTCGCCTTCACGAACTGCAGCAGCCCGCCCGCCGCCTTCACGGCGTTCACGGCACCCATGGCAGCGCTCATGCCCTTGAACGCCGCCGTGCCCGCGACGACTGCCGCCACTAGCGGGGCAACTACGTCGGTGTTTTTCCCAACCCAGTCGAGCACGCTCTTGAGCGCCTCAGCGGTGCGCTGAATCATCGATGGGCCATCCCCACCGAACGCGCTGACCATGTCCCACACGCTCTGGGCGAGCGGAGCAAACGCGGACGCGAGATTCGTAGCGGCATCCCATCCGGACTTGAGCATCTCCCAGGCGGCCATGCCAGCATCACGAAGGTTGAACAGGAAGTCGACGAGGCCGCTGTCCTCCTCGATGCCGAAGATCGGTCCCGAAAAGTTCCCTTTGGCGAGGATATCCCAGATGCCCTGGATCGACGGCACCGCCGTCGTCTTGATCCAATCGAAGCCCGCGCCGAGTGTATCGGAGAGCCACGTCATGAACGCTGTTAGCTGTGGCTTCGCGAGGTCAATCATGTCCTTGAAGCCGCCGACAATCGTCGCCTGTAGGTTGCCGGCCGCATTCTCGATGCGAGACATGTCCGACGCCGCCGCGACTGCGACGTCATCAAAACCGAGCTGCAGAAGCGCCTGATTGAACTCCTCGGCGGAGATCTGGCCTTGCGCCATGGCCTCACGGAAGTTCCCCGTGTACGCCCCCATGTCCGCGAGCGCCTGCTGGATTTTGCCGGACGCGCCGGGGATGGCGTTGGCGATTTGGTTCCAGTCCTGGGTCTGCAACTTCCCAGCACCGTTCACCTGGACGATAGCCAGGCCCAGGCTCTTGTACGTGTCTTTCGTGCCGCCGGAAACCGCGTTGAGGTTTCCGGCGGCTTCGGCGAGGCGATCGAAACCATCCACGCCGTTGGCCGCGAGCTGGCTCGTGATGCCCTGAATGTCTGCCAGGTCGTACACGGTGCGGTCGGCGTACTCTTGCGCGGAGGCCCCGAGCTCCTTGATCTTGGAATCGTCGATGCCCGCGAACCGCAGGGTGTCAGCGAATTTGTTCGTTGCGTCTGAGGCCGCGATGGCCTCGGACGCGAAGCCACCGATACCGACGGCCGCACCCAGGAGCGCGAGAGGGCCGAGCGCGGACGCGACGAGTCCACCGAGCGATGAGACGCCTGAGCCGACGCGGACGAGCGAGGAGTCCACCTCGCGAGCCTCACGCTCGACGTTGTCAGCCTCGCGGACCCAGCTTTTTAGCGAGGTCGTGAAGCGCTCCCACCCAGTGGGGGCCTTCGCGACCCGCTGGTCAAGCGCCTCGGTCGCAACCCGCGCGCTGTCGGACGCAACCTTCTCCTTCTTCAGCGCGTCCGCGTGGTTAGCCGACGCCTGGTCGGCCTTCCGGTTCGCTGCCGCCGAGGCTTCACGCGCCGAGGCCAGAGCCGACTCCGCACGAGCGACCGCCGCCGAGTCAGCAGATGAGCTGGACCGCGCGGCCGCGAGCGCACGCTCGGCACGCTCCACCGCAGAGGCGGCAGTCTCCTCCTCGGCGCGGGCTTTCGCGAGCGCCGACGCTGACTTAGCGACCTGTGCGTGCGCCTCCTGCAGGGCTGCCCCAGCCTGCGCGGCCTCCTGACGAAGGCGCGCCGTTGACTTGCCCAGAGGATCGGCGATCGCGTTAACGAGGTCCTTGCCCGACGCGGAGACCTGCTCCTTGAATTTCTCCGCGTACTTCTTTCCCGCATCGCCAGCCACCTGCGGGAGCTGCGTGGCTGTCGCATTCTCGATGCTCTTGAAAAAGCCCCGCATTGAGGGGACCACATCGACATAGACAGTGCCTGCCTGATACACGCCAGCCACGCAGACCTCCTACAGGTAGATATTCAGGTTTCTTGTGGACTCCACCCCGGCATGAGAGCCGCGAGCGCCTGGTGGGCGCTGCGGTCTCGGACGCTTGTGCGTGCGTCCTCGAGCGCGATCGCGGTGAGGCTCTCGGGTCGTGGGTAGGTTTCTTTGCCTCCGAAGGCCGAGACGAGCAGGTCGAAGATGTCCTGCATGACTCTGACCTCGGGGGTCTGGGTTCGGAGCTGTGCCTCGGTATCGTCGTCGTCCTGTGCTTCGGCGATCGCCATTGCCGTTTCGATTGCGACCTCGGGGTCGTTGAGTATCGCTGCGACGGTTCGGCTCGTTGAGGGCAGCTCGTCGATCAGAGTCAGGAGGAATCGGTATCGGCGAGCGCGGAACAGGCTGTATGCGTCCCAGCCCTGCTCCGCGAGGTCCGCGACAATCTGCCCCTCGTACCGTGTTAGGCGGTCGTAGAGGCGTGCCCTTCCCCCATGGACCCGAGCGACGCCTCGTAATGATCAGATGCCGCCTTGATGAGGAGGACCATCTGACGGAGCGTCAGACGCTTGAGGACGAGATCCGCGTCCTCTGCGCTCAGCCACTTGCCGATAATCTCCGTGGCGCGCTTGCCACCGGAGAGATCCACCAGGAGCGACTCACCCTCGGCGGGGCTAAGGCCCAGCGGGTCAGGGAACGTAATGATCTTGTCGGCGAGGCCGAACGTGAACGGAGTTGCCTCCGCGGCTCCGTCGAGCTTGTTCAGGGCTGCAAGGGTGAGGGTCGGGGTGATTTTGTCTGCCATTGGTGTTCTCCTTGTTTGGTACGGTCAGTTGTTGCGCTGGGTGCTGGCGGGCGGGGCAGGCAGCGTCGGCGTCGCGTCTTCCTTCTGTGCGGGCTTGGCTTCCGCCCATCCCTGTGCGCGCAGAGTGTTCGCGTCGGCTGCGTCGTCGGTGACTCGCGTGAGCACGAGGTCTTCCCCGCCGTCCGTCTTGATCGTCTTCGTGAAGGTCAGCTGATCCATGCTTGTCCTATCCTGTGGGGTTCTCCTGGGGTTGTTAGCGGGCAGAGGCCGGAGGGAGAACAGCCCCGGCCCCCGCCCGCAGTATGTGTCAGACGCTGAAGCCCGTGATGTCGCGGTGCTTGAGCATCGCCGAGCCGCCGTAGTAATTACGGCAGGCGGTGCCAGCGGTCTCGTCGGCGAATGCCTTGAATTCCAGGTCGCCAGTAATCGGGTCCGTCGCCTTCAGCGAGATCGTCGGCATTGATACGAGCTTGGCTCGCGTGAAACACCAACCCATCAGCCACTCGTCGTCGGCAGGGCCGTCGGCGGCGACGAGCAGCAGACGCTTCTCCGGGATGGAGGGAAGAAGCGGATCATCGAACACCACTTCTCCCGTGGTCGCATTCGCCTTGACCTGCGAGAGATCAATGCCGTGCGTCAGGCTCAGCATCTCCTTGCGGAACAGCTCGAAGATGTTGAGCTTGATCGTCTTGGTTGCCTTGGTCAGGTCAGAGCGCACAGGCTCTGCGTAGCCCAGGCCCTCGACGTCGTCGACGGACACGTCGGGCGTGATCTCCCCGCCATCGGTCGTGAAGATCCCCAGCGGAGTCCAGTCCGCAGAAAGTTCCTTCATCGCGCCGCTTGCGCCCGTCAGCGCGTCCGGGACAGCGGTCGTGAGCGGTGCGACGAAGGCCAGAACGTTGAGCGCCTTGCGCACGTTCTTCGCCTTGTTGTGCCTCTTTTTCAGCGCTTCAATGGTCGTCGTGTCGGCCATATCGGTTTCCCTTCCAGATCAGATTGGTTAGTCGGTGGGACGTTGAGTGACGTCAACGCTGAGGCCCACCACCTCAACAACGCCGTAAGCAGCGCGAACACCCAGCCGGGACGACACGTCGACCGTGTCAACCCAGCCAGACGCCCCCACCACAGGACGAGCAGACAACACATCCGCGACCTGGTCCGCGAGCGCCTCCGCGCCGACGACGCCCGGCCCTGTTGGGGTCTTGGCGTACACGTCCACAACAAGGGAGGTAATGCGCTCGAAATCGAGATCCTGGGATTGGGTCGCGTAGACATGCACGAGCGGCATCGGCCATGTGTCCGGGAGGCTGCCCTCCTGGATCACCCGTACTGTCTGCGCTCCTGTTGCCCGATTGATCGCGTCTCGCAGCACTTGGACGGGGTCCGTGTACGTCACTTGCCCCTCCTTCGTGCGCGCTTGGAGCCCGCGAGTTTCCCGAGCGTGTGACGTCCGGGGACGCGGCGCCCGTCTCTGGCGAAGTGCCCGAACTCAACAGGCACTGCGTGCGGGGCATCATTGACGACACGGCCAACAGCCCTGCGAGACGACCCGTTTCGGCGCGTCTTCACAGTTGCCGTCACAGCCTCGACCCTGTACGCGTCGGAGAGTACGCGGTCCCTTTTCGGGGCCGCTGCTGCCGCCGCCGCACGCAGCGATTCGGCTTCGCTGACCATTGCTTCACTGATCGACGCGGACTGTAGAAGCGCCTCGATCGCGGCCGAGCTGACCACGAACTTGACTGCCATGCTCACCTCCGAGAGATCACGACAGCCGTGCCTCGCGGCCACGGCGAGGATGGTTCCTCGACCCTCCACGTCCCACCGAGAGGATGCTCAGCCGGGACACGGATGGCATCCCCGACGCTCAGCGTCATTCCCCTCGGGAGGTAGAGCGTCGCGGTCTCGTCGGCCCGCTCAGAGGCTGCCTGATCGAGCAAGCCCGGCACAGTGAGCTGTCCCGGCGCGATCAGGCACCCCCCGATGAGGCGCGGCTTGGATTCCTCGACGAGGTATCCGTCCCCGTCACGATGGACGGTTCCTTCTACCTGAATCGTGGTTTTCCATTCCTCCATCACGTCAGGCCCCTCCCATCACCCAGACATGCCCAGCGCGACGCGGCCTGAAAGAGTCCGCGAGCGCCTGGTCGTCTGGGGAGAGGATGGCTTGTCCGCCCACTGCCCACGTGGCGTACTGGCGGGTCTGCGTGAATGGTCCCGTCGTCTCGGTCATTTGGGTTGCCCCTTGTGCGGCGGCGTCGGGGATGAGGAGGATACGTCGCACGCTGTCTGCGAGCTGTAGTCGCACCGCTGCGGGGACCTCGGCGAGGCCTGCCGTGTAAGTGACGACCACGAACTCGTTCGCGGGTGCGCCGACTTGGATGAAGCCGTGCCTGACGTTGTAGGGGATCGCCTGCCCGTCGTCTGTCGTGACAGCCTCGACGGAGACGAGCGGCGCCCGTGTTGGGACGACTCGTCCGCCCGCGTCGACCTTCAGGCGGTGCGTGTACGCCTCGACGGTGAACGTCTGGCGTGCGCGCGCCTTGAAGGCCTCGACGAGCTTGTCAGCGATGAACGTTGCCCGCGCCGACTCCGAGTCTGTGAGGGGGCGGCCGAGGGCTGCCTCGATGTCCTCGACAGTTACCAGCGGAACAGGCATTGTCCCCCCCCTACTTCTTGGACTTCTTCGAAGTCTCCTGCCCGAGGTCAGCCTCGGGAGGACCCGCGTCATCCCCGTCGGACGTATCGTCGTCGGGGGTGGCTTCCTTGAGGATGCCTGCCGTGATCATTGCCGTGGCGACCTCGTCCGCGAGCTCGAACTCGATCCCGTTGTCTCCCTTGACCCGCATCATGCCGCCTTGAAGACCTGGATCGCCTTCGGGCGCAGGACCGCGCCGCCGTAGACGTGCAGACCGCGAACACGGTCCGCGAAGGTCTGCTCGGCACGCATCGACTCGGTCTTCTCGACCTGGGACACGTAGGCCACGGACGGCTTGTGGAACGCTACGGCCATGGGCTTCGTGTTATCGAGCCAGGGGCTCGTGACCACGTCGAAGCCCAGGAGACGACCGATCGTCGCCTCACGGAGGCCGTCCGTCATGTTCGACTTGTCGAAGCTGGTGAGCTTCGAACCGTCAGAGAGGAGGAACTCCTCGAAGGCCGCGTTGATGAGGAGCACTCGGTCCATGGCGGGGACCTTCTCGGCCGAGAGCTTGCCGCGCAGCTTCAGGATCGCGGCGTATGCCGTCTCCCAGTCCGTCGGGTTCGCGATACCCGTGACCGCCGTGCCCTTGGAGGTCAGCATCGCGGTCAGGAAGGTTTCCGCGTCTTCAACGAGCGCTGCCGCCGCCGACTTGGTGTAGGCATCCATCGACTGGTTCGCCTGCGCGGCGTCGATGTCATCGACCAGGAAGTCGAAGCTCTTCTCCTGGTCAATGGTGATCTCGATGCCCGTGGACTCCACGGCATCGGGAACGGTCGTGCGAGGAACCTTAGTGCCGCCGGACGCAGTCACCGCGCCGGTCTTGTAGTCCTTGACCTTCACATCGACGATGCCGGGGATGTGAATCTTCGAGCCCGCGGTGAAGGCCTTCTCGTACTCGCGGTTCGCCATCCCGACGAGCACCGTGTCACGGTGGAAGTTCTCGAGGATGCTTGCCGACCACAGTTCCGGAATGAAATGCGTGAGAGTCATTGTGTGTCCTTTCTCGGCTCGCTTACGCGACGCCCATGATGTTGTTCAGTTGCCCGTCCTGGCGGGCCTTGATGATCTCTGCGGGAGACATCTTCTTGAGGTCTTCCCTGGTGAGCTGCCTGGCAGCCCTGATCTCGTCACCACGAACCCCTGCATCAGCCGCGGGAGCACCCTTGGGCACCTGCGCGCCTCGCCACGCCAGGAGACGCTCAGCAGACGTCCTCAGCTCGTCCTCTGACGAGCCAGACAGCAGGTCCGCGTCCACGCCCGTCGCCGCCGCGACCTTGGCTCGCATCGCCTCGGCCTCCATCGCCGCAGCTCGCGCCTCAGCCTTCGCCGCCGCTTCCTGCGCCTTCTGCAGCTCGGACTTGCCCTGCTCCTGAGCCTCGTCATAGAGGCGCGCCTTTTCGGCGTTCTCCTTCATCCGAGACTCATTCTTGCGGGACAATTCCTTCCACTTCCGCGCCTCAGCCTCCCAGTCAACCTGCGGGGCCGTATCCTCAGCAGCAGCTACATGGGTATCCTGCGCGGCCGGCGAGTCCCCGCTCGTTTCTGCGGCCGGGGCGTCGACGAAGCGAAGGTAAGGACGGTGCTTCAGGTGGTTCTTCATGGTGATTCCTCCCATTCCGGGTACACGAAAGCCCCCACACCGTTACGGCTGGGGGCTGTTTGGGTATCAAAAAACCGACCCAGGCATTACGTCCGAGGTCGGCTAGTTTGAGCATTATGTAAAAAGGACACCTGGGCTGCCCGAAGGGGCTGCCGGGATGTCCTCACCGCTAGGGTAACACACTCACGGAATGTGGACAATATTTCCTGCGTGATCTATGACAATCACTTGGGTAAGATGGCGACCCTGCATACCTTGCCGGACATCCCGGATCGATTTCTTATCGTCGAGTTCGCTACGGCGTAGATCGAGGACCAGGCGTTCAGTCTGTTTCCCCGCTCGCTTCATCTGCGAATCGACGGTGTTCTTGCCTTGCCCCGTGGGCGCTTTGAACTCCCAGATCTGCTGATTCATTTCCGCGTCTGGGTTCTTCACGCCTTTTTCGCGCGAATCTATGCGGAACAGCACGTCCACTCCCTCTTCCGCCAGGCGCAGCGCCGTGAGCACCTCATGCTCGCTGGGCGCGTCTCTGACCGAAGCTGCCGGGATGAACACCCGCCCGTCCCCGTGCTCCGGATACAGGAATTCTCCGGGAATCCCCGTCACGTCCCCACCCTCGTACTGAAGCGTCTTATGCCATTTTTCGGCAGGAACGCTCATCAGGCGCTTTAAACGATCGGAGTCGTCCGGGGGTTGTGCTGTGGTCTTCTTCGGGGGCTTGGGTGGCTTAGGTGGCTCAGACCCACCCGCCTTGGGCTGAGGCTTTGGCTTGGCCTTGGGCTGCGCCCACGACAACGTTGGCCCATACTCCCCATGCTCACTGACCGTCAAGAGCTTCCGGTAATCCGGATTACGCCCGCCACGGTCCGAGACGCCGAGACGGTCCGCCGTGATCTGGTGAACCTGCTCGAGCAGGTCCTCATCAATCACCTGATTCACTGCCAGGCCCGGAGGAAGCGGCTGCACCCCACAGTCACACCCGGGGTGAATCGGCAGCAGGTCACCGCGGTAATAGCGCTGCGTCGACGCGACAACGCAGAGCGCGCAGTTCTCTCGCCCCGTGAGCACACGCCGATAGAACTGCCCCTCCTCCGGGTAGCCCCGCATCGACTGACGGGAGGCATGCACCTTCGCGAGCTGCATGTCCCCACCGATGAGCTGCGTGAGCCGCAGCCGCCCCTCAGCCGCAGCCTGCGGCAGAGGCTTGCCAGCCGCGAGCGCGGTGTACACGTCAACAGCTGGGCGACGATAGACGACGCGCGGGTCGACGCCGCGAGCGCCGCGTATCTCGTCCTGGTCGATGGGTGGGAGGACGACATTCCAGCCGAGCTCGCGGGCGCACTGTGCGAGGTATGCGCGTGTCAGGTCGGCTATGCGGAGCTGGCCTGCGGCAACTCTGGGGGTGATCGCTTGGATCATGTCCTCGACGGCGCTGGCCCTGTAGTGCGGGAGTGAGTCCCAGTAGGCCTGTCCGAAGGCTGTGATCTGCTGTCGGATTGCGTGGACCTGGCTGTCATACGCCTCAGTGAGGCGGTTGAGCGAGTCCAGGTCCGACATTTTCACTTCTCCTCGAGTGTCGCTGACTGTGTCTCTGGGAGTCGGAGCGCGACGGGGACTGCGCCCGTGAATCGGATTCCGTCGAGGCCGACGACCTGTGATGCCGAGTCAGGAGCGACACCGGCGCGGATCGCCGTGCCGAGGGCGTCAAACCTGAGTTTCAGGTCTGCCGGGTCCCCCCCCCCGGACTCGGCGTTGCGGCCTCATCTGTCAGCTGCGGCTGCGGCTTGTCTTGGAGCGCGAACGCCAACGCGAGCTGCTCCTCAGCCCGGCGTTGCTTATCCTGTGCGATCTGCTCGGGGCTGTAGCCGAGGATGTTGCGCTGGATAGTTTCGAGCGCCTCGCCAGCATTGCGTGCCTGGACGGCCGCGGCGTATTTCTCCGTGAGGGAGACAGCATGCGGCGGGACGAACAGGACCTCCACGGTTTCGGTCTCGCCTAGGTCGATTCCCTCGACCGCGAGCGCCTTGACGATGAGGTAGGCGAGCGCGGGCTTGAAGCGCTCGATCCTGTCGCCTGCCTTGGAGAGGAGGGCCTTCTGGGGCTGCTCCGCTCCCGCTGCCGATTGGTTCGCGGAGTCCGGGAGCATGATCGACAGCGGCGTTGAGGTCTCGGCTGCCAATTCGCGCCAGTCGTCCTTGGTCGCGTTGAGAATCTCGGTGATCTGGGTCTGCGAGGACTCCCAGATTTCCACCCCCGGGGGCAGTTCCCAGAGGGCGGCGGGTGAGGGCTCGAAGATCGCCTGGTAGTCGATCGCGTTCCCGGACTCGTCCTCAGCTGGCAGGCCCGCCGACCCCTCAGCAGACTTCAGCGCGCGCTGGCGGAACGCCTGCATCGAGATGATGACCAGGCGTTGCAAGGTCTGCCAGTTGATGCGGTCGATGAGGTCGAGCACGTGCTCGAACTCGCCCATGCCGAAACGGTTTTCGAGGACGACGACCGGGGGCGCGCCCTCGAAGGCCTGGACGCCACCGAGGTCGAGTCGCCAGTCCCCGGACACGCGGGAGATCAGCTGCCGCGACTTGTCGTAGGCCGAGCGCGTGTAGGACATGCGCAGGCCCGGCGTCCACATCACGAGGTGGTCGAGGCCCGCCGCCTGGTCACGCCAGACCTTCACGGCCGCGAGCGCACGCCAGGGCCGGACCGGGTCAGGCTCGACGTACATGTGTTCGGGCCGCTCGTAGGTGACACACGCTCGTCCGTCTTCGTCCTGAGTGACCAGTAGATAGCCGTGGCCGAGCGTAGCTGCGTCCCAGATCGCGTCCGAGAAGACCACTTTGAGGCGGTTGTCGCGCCAGATGCGTACCGCTGCCTGCGCGGCAGGGCTGTCCTCGCTGGCTCCGACCGTCACCCCGTTAGGGATGAGACGATCCACGAGCGCGGACACGACGAGTTTGCCCGGGTTGGTGCGCGCACGCCGCTGGAACTTCAGCCACGCCTTCGCGAGATTAGGGCCCATCTCCGGCAGGGGTGATGAACCGTTGGTGTATGAGCGCAGGAGGTCCGTTCGCGGGCGCTCCTTGTCCATCTTTGCTGTGAGGTAGGCGAGCCATTCCTCGGGCGTTTTCGTCATGAGGTGGGGCCTCCTTCCCCAGTGCGTTTGTTAGTAGAGTCGTCGCGGAGCGCGGCGCGCCGTCGGCCTGGCTGCGCCCTTACCGACCGCGTCGAGGCCGGCCTTATAGGCGAACATCGCTCCCCAGGTCGCGTCGATCTTGGAGTAGTCCTGATCGTCGGCGGGCTTGACGAGCACGTATCCGGCCTGTCTCGGTGACTTCCTCGCGTTGAGGAAGTGGGCGGTCATCGTCGGGTCTCCGTCGTAGGTGATGAGTCCTTGGTGGATCGCTGAGAGCAGTTGCGCGAAGTTCTCGCAGGTCTGAGAAACGTTGCGCTGCGGGTAGCGGATCGGCTCCGCAGCGCTGATCTTTGCCCGCAGTCGGCGCGAATACTTCGCCTCCCAGGTCTTAACGTCCTGTGCCCAGCCTGCCGATGGGTCGGCGTAGAAGCCGACGACGTTGTAGCGCTCGAAAGCGTCGCGCACGGTCTGCTCGATTTCCAGGCGCGGCGGTTGCCAGCCCTCGCCTGCCGGTCCGTCCGGCTGGGTCCAGATCCCCACCTTGAAAAGGTGCTTTTGGGTGATGGAGTAGCCGATCAGGACCGTGGCATCGGCTATGCCGATCTTGCGGCCCTCGGAGCCGTCGAAGCCGAGCGTGATCGGCTCGGTGGAGCTGATCTGCTTCGTGTGGTCTTCGATGGCTCGCAGCTCGGGCATCGTGAGCCATGCGTCCGACGCGCTGTTGATTTGGTTGAGGAAGTCCGCGCACATGTCAGCCGGGTCGTTGTCCGGGTGCCAGAAGCTATCGGCGATGCGCTCGAGGTCCACCCAGCCGGGCTCGCACTCGGGGTCATGGATCGCACAGCCGCGCGGGTCCTTAGCCGAGTCGCCGTACGCGATCCGCAGGCCCTCGATGAGGGACTCACGGTCCGTGATGTCCGTGTCAAGCGGTGCCTGCCGGTGGTCGTAGTAGAGGCCGCGAGCGGCTTCCTTCTTGGCCTTCCCGGCCTTCATCAGCTCGTAGAATCGCGCCGTTGTTTCCGCTACCGAGCGTTCCCCGATCGTGTAAGCGTTCGGCGTCTCGATCGTCAAGCCTCCGAGCTTGTCCGCGTTCGACCGCAGGGTCTTGGCGAGCTTCGGCCCGCCGTTACCCGGGAGCCAGGTCTCTGTCTGGTCCATGACGGCCATAACGGCCTTCGCGCCCTTGACGGACGTCGCCGAGGACGTTCGCTTTTCGATGCGGCCGCGACGCAGAGCAACGAACGAATCCATCGGGTCAATGCCGTACTCATCCTCGGCGGGGGACCCACGCAGCATCTCGAGCAAGGGGTCCCAGGTATTCGCCGTCTGATCGTCGGTTGTGGCCGTGACCTGGACGATTGGTGTTCGGCGCGTCGACCAGGGCACGCCGACGGGCTGGCCTTCCGCGTCCCATCCATCGCACAGGACCGGGCCGAGCGCTTCGGCGCAGCAGATCGCCGCAAGAAACGGCGACTTGCCCCAGCCACGAGGCCGGGACAGGACCGCACGCTGCTTAAGCCTACGTCCCGTCTGCGGGTCCAGCTCATACACGCGGACCAAGAAGTCGAGCTGCTCCTGCGTCGGCACGAACGGAATCTGCTCGTCCCCGTCCTTATCGGGAGTAAGCAGATAGGCAGTCATCCAATCTGCTACGTCGTATCCGAGCGTCGGGAACTCGTCGTCCTCGTCGATCGGTATCCAGGGCATTACTGCACCGCCTTGAGGACTGTCTTTCGTCCCCTCGCACGAGATGAGACCGGCAAGGCCTCAGCGGATGGGCCATCATCTTCCAGGCCGTCCGCGACGGCGAACTGGATCCGTAGCCGCGCGCGATCCTCGGGCGTGGCCCCGAACTTCGCGACTCTCAGTCTGAGTTCGCCGGCAACTCGATAATCGCCCTTCCAGTACAGGGCGTGCAGGTATGCGGTGTCGAGCAGGAATGACCAGTCCGTTTCCGTGTACTCCGCGCTGAGCGGGGACTCCCCCCACATCTTCCACCAGCGGCGAGTCACCGTCGGCCACGTGAAGCGCTTCTTCCGAGGCTTCCCGTTCTCATCGAGGACGACTTGCTCGATGACCGGCAGCGACGGCTGCTCAACCGGCTTGGCAGTGATGATCTTGAGGATCTGCGGGTCCTTGTTGCGACGCGCCCGCGAGCCTTGCGGCTTCGGCGCGGGACCACGACCAGCCACCCAGATCACCCCCACCCATTCAGCAGAATATCAACGAATTAAGCGTTACAATAAGACTTGTGAGAACGTGCGAACATTGCGGCCATACGCTCAAAGCCTGGGCCAGGGCTGACGCGCGCTTCTGCTCGACTCGCTGCCGAGTTGCCCACCACCGCGCCACCCACGCCGAAGCCGCGAACAGCCTGCCCGCTGAGCTGACGAGTCGGCCTCGCTGGGTCACCCACGTTAATAAGCGCCCCATGTGCGCGCGCACGGGCGCGTGGGCATCCGTCACCGACCCCACCACATGGAGCACGTATGAGGCCGCGAGCGCCACCGGCGCGCCCCTCGGCTTCATCCTCGGGGACGGCATCGGCTGCATCGACCTCGACGGCTGCCTGGACGAGCACGGCATCCCCAACGACGCCGCGCGGACGCTGCTCGCGTACTACGCGGGGTCCTACGTCGAGGTCTCCCCGTCCGGGCGAGGCCTGCACATCTGGGGCACGGCCGCCCCGCAGCGAGGCTTCAAACGCACCTGGCGCGGACAGCAAATCGAGTTCTACTCCCAGGGGCGATACATCACCATCACCGGCAACGTGTACCAGCCCGGCACCCTCGCCCCCCTCTAAAAGCGCCCGCCCACTCACCCCACCGCCCGGCGTTTGCCTTGAAACCGCAACGGTTTCCGCTTGTTGCCATTTCCCCAGACCCGTACAAACAAAAACCGACAGCTCTTGACGGTGTTCTGACTGGGTGGGGAGGGGGTCCTTGGTGGGGGTCTAGTCGATGAGGCCGGGATGCTTGCGCTTGCGTGGGGCGTTTCGTGCCCGCTCTGCGGCTAATGCGGCCGCGGCTTCTCGCTGAGTCTTGCGCTTGTGATGCCATGAGCACAACCACTGCAAGTTCGTCGCTCGATGATCGTCACCAGGCTCGACGTGGTCGCACTCGGCACCAGCTGCAGGGCAGCGCGTCCCGTCATGCAGTAGCGCTTCGCACCTGCCGCCTGCGCGGGCGCGGACGAAGGCGCGGCGCTCGTCCCAGTCAGGCGGGAGCCGCGATGCGCGATCGCTCGATGACCAAGCCATGACGCTTCATCCTCTCGGAGCTCACCGGTCCGGCAGGTACGCGAAAGCCCCGGACGGTTATCCGCCTCGGGGCTTGTTCGACACTTCTGCCGTTGGCACGAATGTTACAACTGCCATGCGGCGCTGTCAATCAACCTTCACCTGGTTCGCGTGTCGTGTCGTGCAGCGGCGGCGCGACGAGGCCGCAGCCGCTAGCACATCCTCGACGGCAACCCATACGGAACCGCCGACCTTGACCGACCGCACCCGGCCCGCAGCCGCCCACACCCGGACCGTTGACGCGGGGAGGCCGGGCACATGCTTCGACACATCGCACTGTCGTTCCCACTCCTCCCCCGCCACGATCATGCAGACGCCCCCTCGGTCTTTGCTGACATGCGAGCAACCAGGACCGACCAGGCGCGCAATCGTTCCCAGTCCTGGGAGGACAGGACACGCCCGCAGGAGATACGCGAGCAGGTGACCTGCTCTTGCCCGCCAACGACTCGGACGGGCGTGACCACGAGCGAGTAGGCGTTGCACGACGGGCAGGCAATGTCCTGCACGCGCCGTTCCGGTTCTTCGACTGCCCACCTCGCGCGAGCACCGGCGTCGAGCCTAGCCAGGTCGGCAAGCATCTCGGGCGCCCACGGCGCAGCCGCGACACGGTCGAGCAGCGGGTCAACCCATCGCACGAGCTCAGTCAGCGCCGCAGGGACACGGATGCCGACCGGCTCTGCCTCCACGAGGTACGCCTCGCCCGTCTCCGAGTCGATTTTGCGACCAGGAGCAGACCACCACAGGCCGGACGGCCGAGGAGCCTCCACGCCGATATGCTCGCCTGCCTGGATACACCACGAGGCCAGCGCCGCCGCGAGCTCGTCGGCAGCTGCCCGCTGCTGCGGATACAGCGAGGACGAGCCAGGCGGGCGACCACCGCCAGAGGATGAGACCGCCGAGGGCGCGTCGTCCCCGCTCATCAGCTCGTCGACGAGCGCCGGCATCGTGCGCACGACGGATTGGAGTCGCCCCCAGCAGCGGGCGCACAAGACACCGACGTAAGCCGGACTCGGGGCGCAGCCCCGGCACGAGTCATCCTGGCAGTCAGGAAGATGCTCACCAGGCGATGCACACCCGGATGAGCACACGCGGTTCAGCACGGCTCCTCCTCAAGGCAGAAACGACAGGGCACGTCGGCCCCATGGATCGGACACACGGCCTCATCGTCCACCGGGGGACGACCTCGCCACTGGTACCAGGGAGACCCCCACTGCCCACCAACCTGCGGGTTAGGAGCCTGCCCTGCCAGACCAGCAGATGAGGGGTTGGGCATGGGCTGAGAACCTTCAGGGGAAGCGCCAAGATTTCTCACCTGACGTTTGCGCCGTGGCCTACGCCTGCGGGGTGAGGCAGGTTCGCCCTGCCCGGCCCCGCCAGTCTCCCAGCCAGACCCTTCCCTATCTAGTTCCCTGCCCTGCCCCTCCCTGCCCTGACACGCGCGTGCGCGCGTAGACACCCGCTTTGCTGCCGCTGCGGCAAGATTTTCCTGCGCTGCGGCTGCCGCTGCGGCAAGATTTTCCTGCGCTGCGGCTGCCGCTGCGGCAAGATTTTCCTGCGCTGCGGCTGCCGCTGCGGCAAGATTTT